GATCAGAAAAGCCTTTAATGATGGTTTGATAAAGAGATTAAAAGATAATAAAGTTGTTCCAGAAGATGTTCCCGAAGTATATAAAGGAAATAATTCATGGAACCATACGTCAGGCAATTGGGGTATAGAAACTTTAACTATGGAAATATTGAAAGTCGCAAAAAAATATAAAATAGAAAAAGTAGTTTTTCCAAAAGGAGTTGCAAATGAAGAAGCAGAGATTTGGAAACAATCATATTATGCTTTATATCCCGGAATTAATAAAAAATATGTTAATTTTACTAAAGATTTAATAGGCAATACTGGGAAAATTTCAGATAAAACGAAATGGAAAGATAATCTTTTTTATGCATTATTAAGACATTATCAAGATGCAGATAAGTGGGATGCAATTATTGTTGGTGATAAAGGACTTAATAAAATTGTATTAGCAACCCCAGCAGATCTTAATAGTTTGAGTAGTGTTATGAGTAAATTTAAATATCAGTCTCCGCCATCATACGGTTCTACTAATTCAAGCGCAACATTTACTATATGGCCAGCATAAACATGATAAAACTAAAACAATTATTAATCGAAGCAAAGTGGGATAATATAGCATCGCGAGTATGGGATTATATAATTAGTAATGAAGTTCATATAACAAAGGAATCATTACAAGAAATATCTGATGAAGTTGCAAAAAGAGCTAAGATACAAAAGAAAGGTCTCTACGATGCAGTATTACGTATTGCTGAGGAAAAGAATTGGTTTACACAATTTATATTAAACAAGGTGTTTAAGTAATATGAAAACACAACTTCTCTGCACATTCACAACTAAAAATGATTTTGAAAATACTATTGAGAGTATTAAGGAAAATTATATTATTGCGTTTAATAAAATTTATGTTCTTCAAAATGAGGATCAACCACTTGATCTCATATGTACTTATAATGTAGAAATTAATGAAGATCTTGATTATAATTTAGTGCCTAATACAATTTCACTTCATAGAAAAAAACATACAAATACTTTATATACTATAAACGGTCTTAATGAGGCCATAAAAGATTTAAATAATGGGGTATTAGATACTAGTTATAAAATACCCTGGGAAAATTTTAAAAACGTAATTTTAGTAACAAATAATAAAGGGCTGAATAGAATTTCTACCAGAATATTTCGAATCATACGAATAGACTAATAAGTTATAGGAGAACGGTTATGAGTGAATCCAAATTATATTTTTTTTACAGTGTGGGGTGCGGCTGGTGTACGAGAGCAATACCTCATATTGATGGGTTAAATGAGGATGGGCATGATATTTTAAAATTAGATCTTGAGGAGTCTGTAAATAAAAAGATTCAAGATGAATTAAAAAGTAAATATAAAATTAAATGTGGAACACCATTTTTTATAAATGCGGATACTGGACACCACGTATGCGGATATCGCGAAAAAGATATTCTTTTAAAGTGGGTTAAAGGAGAACCTGTACCGCCCCCACCTAGACCCAAATCTCCAATGCCCCGACCCCCATTTCATGAAAGTCCAAAAAAGGAAATTGATGGGTGGGTAAAAGAATATGAATTGTGGTCTGATGAAAATAGCCATCTCCCAGATTTAAAAACTGCTAAAGAGCTTCTTGCAATGCCCAGACCGAAATCTATGGCACCATCCCCCCCAACTATAAATGCCCCACCCGAACAAGTTGATGAGTGGAAAAAGAATTATAAATCTTGGATGGAAGAAAACTCCCATTTATCTAATTTGGGGTCTCCAGAACAAATATTACAGAGACTTCAATTTCAAAGAAGTCAAGCACAAACTCAACAAAATGTTAAAGATATTAATTTAGAAACTCGCATAGATATTTTAGAGAAAAAAATAGATAAATTAATGATGCATTTGGGCGTTAAGTAATGTTAAAACCTAAACCAACTATAGATAGAGAACCCACTCAGATAGAGCTAGATAACATAGATAAAGTAGAAAAAATGTTAGCTACTGAAGATACAAAATCTCTTCCTAATAGTGTTCAAATAGCTAGAAATTTGGCTAAAGATAGTTGGCGCTCTCTTAAAGCATTTTTAAGAGGGGATAAAGTTTTAACAACTTCAGATGAAGCATTGCGACGTTGGGATATTTGTAAAGAATGTCCCTTTTTATTATATGATGAGACTAACCCAGATACCGGTAAAAGGGATGGGAGGTGTGTTCAGTGTGCATGTTTTATGAATGTTAAAGTGCATTTTCAACAATGTAAATGCCCCGTTGATAAATGGTAGTAAAGTTATTTTTTTATTAAAAAATATATACGGTTTGAATATTATATCTTATATATATTATTGAAACAAGTTACGTAATAATAAATACTAATTATTAATGTTAAATCTAAAATCTAAAACCTAAGGAGAATGTTATGGATATAGAACAAGTCAAGCAACGACTTACCGAGTTGCAGAAAACATCATCAACTTCAAATTCATTTTGGAAACCACAACCAGGAAAAACTCAAATTAGGATTGTCCCTTATAAGTTTAATAAGGATAATCCATTTATTGAGTTATATTTTCATTATACGTTGGGGGATAATAGAACATATATTTCCCCAGTTTCATTTGGACGACCAGATCCGATTAATGAATTTGCAAGTAAATTAAAGTCAACCGGCGATCGCGACGATTGGATTCAGGGTAAGAAACTTGAACCTAAAATGAGAACCTTTGCTCCTGTTGTAGTTCGAGGTCAAGAGTATGAGGGCGTCAAGTTTTGGGGCTTTGGTAAGACTGTATATCAGGAGATGTTAAGTTTTATTGCTGATCCCGATTATGGTGATATTACAGATTCAACAGCGGGTCGAGACATAGTTGTTGAACGTCAAACTCCAGCAGAGGCTGGAAATCAGTATGGTAAAACAGCTATTCGTGTTAAGCCCAATCAATCACCAGTTACTGATGATAAGGAACTTCTTGAGAATATTTTCAATAGTCAGGTGGACATCGTTAAGCTTTATTCTGAACCCACTTATGATGAATTAAAAGATCTTTTGAAGGGCTATTTATATCCCGATGCGGAATCTAGTAATGAATCTGCCACTGCTGATTCAAGTTCTGATTCCCCAACTCCCAAATCTCCAGTAGACTCAGTTTCAGATATTGAAGATGCTTTTGATAAATTATTTGAGTCTTAATTTAAATATAAAAAATAAATTTACTATTGGAGGAACGTCATGGGACGGGATGAACTTACTGAAATCATTGCCGATGAATTAAATAAACAGTTCAAGCACCAGCAAACAGCATATTTTTTAGGAGACTCTGCAACTTCACCTACAGATGTTGTTGACTGGATTTCAACTGGATCATCAGTGCTAGACATTGCGATTTCAAATAGATCGCATGGGGGATTTGCAGCGGGTAAAATTTCTGAAATAACTGGTCTAGAAAGCACCGGAAAGAGTCTTTTAGGAGCTCATGTATTAGCTAATACTCAACGTCGGGGTGGGATTGCAGTGTATATTGATACTGAATCTTCAGTCTCTCGTGAGTTTTTAGAAGCTCTGGGTATTGATATTTCTCAAATGATTTATGTTCAACTTGAAACTGTTGAAGAAATTTTTGAGGCGATAGAAAATATAGTTACTAAAATTCGTGAATCTGATCGAGATCGATTAGTTACTATTTTAGTTGATTCAGTGGCGGCAGCATCTACTAAAATTGAAATGGATGCTGATTTTGATAAAGATGGCTGGGCAACTGCTAAGGCAATTATTATTTCTAAAGCAATGAGAAAGCTTACTCAAATGATTGCGAGACAACGGGTTGCTTTAATTTTTACGAATCAGTTAAGAATGAAATTGGGAGTAATGTTTGGAGATCCATATACTACATCTGGAGGAAAGGCTATCGGTTTTCATTCATCGACCCGTATTCGTTTAAAAAATGCAGGTCAGATTAAAGATTCAAAAGGTAAAACTATCGGTATTAAAATCAAAGCTCAAGTTACTAAAAATCGATTAGGACCACCATTGAGAATTGCTGAGTTTTCAATGTATTTTGATAGGGGAATTGATGATTATGGTAGTTGGTTAAAAGTACTATCAGAATATAAATTAGTAAAGCGAGGTGGGGCGTGGTATACCTTACTTGATCAGAATGAAAAAGAAATAAAGTTTCAATCTTCTACTTGGGGTGATAAACTAAAAGAAGATGATGATTTGAGAAATCATGTTTATGATCTCATCTGTAGCAAAACAATTCTTAAATATCAGACTGATACTTTGGGTATAGACGATGTTATAGAAACAGATGAAATTATAGATGATGTCTGACCAAGAAAAGAATGAAAAATATTTATCAATTTTAAAACAAATACAGCAGGACGATTTAAGTTCTGCGACCAGTACATTAAATGTTAATAGTCGCGTTTTAATTATTGACGGGTTAAATTATTTTATTAGAGCTTTTAGTGCTAGCCCTGCCGTTAATGATGATGGTATCCACATCGGAGGTATAATTGGTTTTTTAAAATCTCTAAGGTTTACCCTTGCGAGTATAAAACCAACCAGATGTATTATTGTTTTTGACGGCAAGGGTAGTGCTAAAAATAGAAGAAAGATATACCCTCATTATAAAAATAAAAGAAAAGTTCGCCATCGGTTGAATAGGAACGCTACTCTAGCGACTACAGAG